GCGCGAGCCGCAGCGGTTCCCCTCGCTGCAGGCCGCTTGCCGGTTCGCCAAGGAAGCCGTGCAGCCAGAGCCCGACGCCTACCGCACCATCTGGAAGAAGCCCAGCGAGAAGCTGACATTATAGCCATCCCCTATCCGAATAGATGGCGCCAGACAATCGACACCAGATTGAGCGCGCCCCACGCCAACCCTATCGCCGCGCATGTCGCGGCGATCAGCATTATGAACGCCCCGAGCCCGAGCGCGAGCCCATGAAAAAGGTCCTTATCGTCCTCTGAAATCCAGAAAGCGGCGGTGAGGAATTTCGGCATTTGCTCGGCACCCAAGTTAGACTTGCGTTTTTGCGCCCCGCGATCCTGCCAGGGACCGCGGGGCTATCCCCCACCCGAAACGAGGAAACGGGTCAGGGAGTGCTTGCCCAACGAAGGGACGCGCCAAATCTGGCACACCCCATCGTCAGAGTCGAAACCATTTTTCGCAAGCGTACAGGACCGCCGCAGTCCACCAAATAAGGATCACTGCGCCTTGACCTTGCCGCCATAGATCAGCGCCTCGCCAATCGCCTTGGCGTCATTCTCGCCAAACCGGAACGCCACCGATCCATAACGCGGATCATGCAGCAGCAACACGCGATCGGTCGAACCCGGGGCGGACCCAAGTTCAAATGGCGAATTGGCCACGGTCGGGACCGGGCCGTCTTTCATGCTGGAGGGGATGCGTTCCGGAATGAGGGCCACCCTGATCGAACCAAGCTGGGCAATGAACATGCTCAGCTTCTCCGCATCGAGCACCACGCGCGCCGCATGAGGCTTGGCCGGGATCGTGATTTCAACCCGCTTGGCGTCGGTCGATATGCGCCATTCCGCCGCGCCCTGCGGCGTTCCATTCGGTCCAAGTATCACTTGCTTTTCTCCATCCGTCTTGCGGCCTTGCGTTCGCGCTCAGCCTGCTTGCGTTTCAGTTCGCGCCAGTCGCGCCAACGCTTCGTCGCCATCATCCTGGCGTGCTCCTTGCGCTCGATATCGGTCATCATTCCGTTCTTGGTTTTGCCGCCCTTTTTCCCACGTTCTGACAGCATCTTTTTTTGCGTATCGGCTTGCAGCCTTAGAGTTTCATCGCAAAAATCGTTCTGCTTGCCCCGGCTACGCACAACCGCCAATTTCAGCCCAAGGCCGGCCAAAAGCTGGCCAAGCGACTTGTCTCCGAAGTGGCGCGAGCCGCACAAAATCTTGCCCGTGTAGCCAGTTTGCAGGCCGGCGATTTCATCTACCTGCAGGTGCGTCATGCGCAACTCGTTCACCCGCACAGACAGCGCCGCGCGCAGGCCGGGATATGTCTCGACAATGGCGAGGATCGAGGCGTCATCCATTGTCGCACCATACGGTGAACTCGCGGCGCTCATGAACCCGCCGCTTTCCCATGCCGGGAGCCAGGCGGCCAAAGTGCCATTGCTGGCACTCGACGCATTGATAGGCGCAGGGCTTCGGCCCTTCCGGCTTGCGCTTGTGCAGCCGCAGCATGGCTCGCGTGGCGAGCCGCTTGGTGGCGTAGGGGAGTTTGCCGTTGCAGGCCATCAGCGCGCGCTCCGCAGTTCGGCCCGCAGAGCATCGAGCCCCGCCCTGATCCGATCGCGCTCGCCGGGCTTGGCGGCCTTCGTCCGGCGCGCCGTCAGGATCGCTTGCAGGTTGGCGCGCTCGCGCTCGAATACGCCGCACTCACGTCGCGCCAGAGCCAGCAACTCCCCAGGCGCAGGGGCGAACCCGCTATCGCGCGTCAATGCCGCCTGGCAAGCCGCCCTGATCGCCCAGGCAGGCAATCCAGCCAGCACCGACACATGCGCCGCAATCGCCGCCTTGGCCGCCTTCTGGCCGCCCGAGAACGGATAGGCGCTCAACAGGCCAGACACGGCCGCAGCCGCCTCCTGGTCGCCGCCAGCGGTCATGTGGCGGTTCAGGATCGCAAGCCGGCGCTGCATGGCGTCCAGCATGTCGCCAGCCGGCATGTCCGCCTCACAGATCGATGCGCTTTGGCCATCGCGGATCAGCCGGTTCATCGTCGCCGCGATGGCGCGTTCCATCGCCTGAGGCATTGGCTTGACCGGGCAAGCCGCCTCGTTGTCCCATCGTTCCATCGGTAAATTCGTCATAACCACCCCCTCCAAATGCGATTTCAGCGAACAGATTGCGGCCAGACCCAGCTGGGCAGGCGCGCGGTAACGCGGCGGCAGGCTGGTCGTTGAACCGTTCCTGGTTCAGGAAGGTCGCCGGGTTGAGCCAAGGGCGATCCGATGGCCGGCTGGCGATATAGGCGCGCAGCCCGGACATGATCTGATCGAGCGAAGCGCTATCCCGCGCCTTTGCAAAGGCTTTCAGGGCAACCGGCTTGCCGACCTTGTTCGGCCATTCGGGCCAGAAAATCTGATCGAACTCCCGAGCCATCAGCCGCAAGCGCGCCGTGCGCGCGTCGTCCGAGCGAAGCGAGGACTGAGGGGGGGAGGATGGGGTTAGGATAGGGGGTTGATTATATATCTCTTGGGGGGAAACCTCAGGGGAAACCTGGGGGGAGGCTGAAGCCGTCTTAATCGTCTCATTTAAGACGGTTTCAGACGCTTTAAGACGCTCTTTCTTCCCATCGTAATAGCGAGCGTTGCGCTCCTGCCGAGCCGTCCGAGCTGGATCCGACCTAGCGGCCCCGAGCGCCCGCGCTTCCGCGATTTCCTCGGCAACTCTAGCCACAAGGTCAGGATCCACGCCTGCGCGGATGAGGTCGGCAATGACGCTCATTTCACGCCCCGCGTCTTGACATACTTCCCGCCAGCCATGCGGGCTTCATGCGCCCGAAGCGCGTGAATGATGGTGCCGTGGTCGCGATTGCCGAGGCGCCGGCCGATCTGCGGCAGGCTTAGCGTCGTGTCCCGGCGCATCCTCCATGCGGCATCCTGGCGCGCATTGGATATGTCCTTGGTCCTGCGCGAGGAGGTCAGATCGTAGCGCGACACGTTATATTCCACGCAAACATCAGCGATGATCTTGTTCACCCACCACCTATTGCGCGACTCCTCGTTATCGCCAGCAGATGGAACATCGAGGCGCTTCCGATACTGCGACAGCATCGCTTTGATCGCGCGCGTGAGATCGTCCCTGTCCGTATTGGCCACAGGAGCGGGCGCAGGCGGACGCACAGGAGCAAACCCCAGCCGAGCGCGGCGCGCGGCGATTTCCTCGCGAGTTGGTAAGTTCATCCGCCGCACTCCATCGACCGCACCACCACGGCGATTTCAGACCGCTCGCCGTAATGCTTGCTCACTGACAGCCGGGCGATCTGCGCATCGTCGACGAAGACGATTTCATTGATCGCGTCCGAGACGAGCTTGGCGAGGTTGTCGCCATCCGGCTTGCTGGTTTTCCAGAACACCAATTCGCGCTTGGTTTTCGACCAGGACGCGGGCGCCAGATAGATCGCCTCGACGGTCATTTCGACCGGGCCTTGCATCGGCGGCCAACCGCCCATTGCGCGCGAGGCGAATAGTTTGACGGCGGCCATGAAGCTCGCCTGCTTCGGCGGCGTATACCGGCGCTTGCCATTCGCCCCGGCGCGCGCGAAGGCAATTGGTTCGCCGGGGATGGTGAAGCTGATTTCCATCAGCCTTCCCCGAGCGCCGACAGATACAGATCGAGGATTTCCTCCTCCTCACGCCGCTTGGCCGCGTCCTGCTTCCGCATGGAGACGATCTTGCGCATGATCTTAGCGTCGTAGCCGTTGCCTTTGGCCTCGGCGTAGATATCCTTGATATCCTCCGCGATCGCCTTCTTCTCCTCCTCCATGCGCTCGATGCGCTCGATGAAGGATTTGAGATGGCCGCGGTCGATCGAGTTGTGGCCCAGTTCACTCATTTTGCCGTCTCCTGTTGAGGCAACTCGCCGCGATGCGCGGTGCATGCCCACACATATTTTCCCGGCGCCGTCGCGCGCCCGAAACACGGGTAGGCCCGGCATCCCGGCGCGAGGCAGCGTTTGCGGACCAGTGCCATATCCGGCCCGGCCGGTTCCTTCGGCTGCGGGCGCTGAAACGCCTTCTTTCTCACCGTTTCGTCTCAAGATTTGGCGGTGATTTCGCCTGCTCGAAATACCGGCAAGACGGCATTGTCGGCTCAATCGCAGGCCCGGCGCCCATGAGTTGCGCCTTGCGAAGCTGCGTGTATTTTCCGCATCGACGCGCATGAAGCACGCCGCCGTTACGCTTGTATTTTCCGCCATTGGCGCTTGCCCAAAACCGACATTCGCGGCATGTTTTGCCATCAGGCCCGGTCGAAGCCCACATCGCCATACCTGGCGCCGTCGCAAATTGCTTGGCCGCGAGGCTTTGCCCCTGCGGCTGTGTCAGATGTTCATCCATCGGCGGTCGTCTCCCCTGGCCATAAATCCGGGCGGAACTGCGCGCGCTTGAACTCGCCCTTGGTCTTCTGCTCGACCAGAACGGCGAACTCGGCCGGCACGCGATTGGCGTGCAGGTATCGCCAGATCGTTTGCTGGTGGCAGTTCAGCACGCGCCCGAGCGCGTTCTGCCCGCCCGCCCATTCGATCGCGGCCTCAAGCGTCCGTCTGGACGGCGTTTTGTGTGCGGTTTCGATTTCCATAACACATTAGTAACACACAAGTGTGTGAAGTCAATACGCACGCGCGGGGTTGCTATCTAACCCTATTGCGTGTTAGATAGCCCAATATCGAGTCGATCTAGAACTCGGCCATAGTGAAATCAATCACTTGTGAACAGTTCAGGGATTGGAGAGTGCGATGGCGACGATTGGGGAAAAGATCAAAGAGGCGCGAGAGGCGCGCAGATGGAGCCAGGCCGACCTTGCAAAAGCGGCTGGAACAATCCAACAGACAATTGACAGACTTGAGCGCGGCGAGACAAAGCTGTCCCGCAAGCTTCCCGCGATCCTGCGCGCGCTCGGACTGAACCAGGAAGCTTCGGCCGTCGAACGTGATCTCAACACGATGGCGGCAAATGGAATTATGGGGGAAGATGAAATGCCTGCCTATGCTATCCTGGACGAGCCTGGCGGCATCCTGCGCCTGACCCTTATCAAGGTGCGGAACGAGCGCCGCATCGGCGCACTCATCAGCACGCCCGGCGCCTATGGGGCCTTCATGCGCGGAATGAGCATGGCGCCGATCTTCCGGCCGGGCGAATTGCTGCTGGTCGATCCGCTGCGCGCCCCGCGGGCCGGCGACCGCGCCATCTTCCGTGACGCCGACGACCAAGCCTCCATCGTCAAGATCGGGGAACTGCTTTCCGAGACGGCCGATGCCTGGATCGGGCAGGACGCGAGCGGCGAGTTCACCGCGAGCAAGGAAGAATTTCCACACGCGCACCTGATCGTCGGTTGCCTGCGCGGATAGTTGAAAAAATGTGTTAAATCAACACATTTTGTTGTTGAATTATCACGAGATTGTGTTACCGTCTGATTGCTGAAATGCAAGAAATGGCGGTAAAATCAATGATTTCTCAAGCAGGCGGTGAGAGCGCGGCAGAAAAGTTTCTGTCGTCAATCGACCAGGTAATCGAACATTCCGTGGATGAAGGCTTTTTGGCCTTCTACCTAAATTGGCAATTAGGACAGTGGGAAGCGGTCAGCCGCCGGCTCGAATTATGGCTGGATGGTGGCGGCGAAGGCGAGAACCCCTATACCCCCGCGATCGACTACGTTCAAGCTCAATGCGTGGTCGGGGCGATCCAAGCCCGCATCACCGAATTGCGCGCCAAAATCCTCGACAATATCGCGCTGGCCAACGAGGCGCTTGAAGCGACCGTTCTGGCCTTCCCGCAAGTTCGCGGAGTGGCGCGATGAACATCATCGACCACGACGGCGGCGAGCCAATTTCCAAGCCTGGCGTTTACCGGATGGATGCGGCGCACTATCACGCCGATCCGGTTATCAAGCCGAGCCTGTCAAGCTCCATCGCCAAGATCATCATCGAGCAGACTCCGCGCCACGCGGCGGCCGAGCATCCGCGACTTCCCGGTGCCAAGAAAGAGCGCAAGGAAAGCAGCGCCATGTCGCTCGGCTCCGTCGTTCATGAAATGATCCTTGGCAAAGGCGGTGGCTTCGACGTGTTCGACTTTGCCGACTGGCGGACGAAAGCAGCGCAGGCCGCACGCGAGGCAAGTATCGCCAGCGGCCACGCCGCGATCCTCAAGGCTGATTTCGAGCGCGCCAAGCTGATCGAGGCCGAGTTGCGCGGCATCCTCATGGAAATTCCCCGCTGTCAGAACTTCTTCGCGCCCGGCCACGGCGACGCTGAAACGGTGCTGATCTGGCAGGAGCCGAACGGCGTCTGGTGTCGCGCCATGTTCGACTGGTGGATGAACGATCGCGCCCATGTCGTTGATCTGAAAACGACCGGGCTAGGCGCTGATCCTGTCGCGGCCGGAAAGACCACGGCCAACATGGGCTACGAGGTCAGCCAGGCCTTTTACCTGCGCGGGCTCACGCGCTTGTTTCCCGAGCTTGCCGGCAAGGAACGCTTCAGCTTCGTTTTTGCGGAGGTCGAAGCGCCCTATGAAGTCTCCGTGATCGAACTCGATGCGACGGCGAAAGAATTGGGGCGCCGCAAGGTCGAATACGCCGTCAGCCGCTTTGGCGATTGCCAGCGCGACGGCGAGTGGCCCGGCTATCCGCGCAAGGTCCAGACGGCAGAATATCCCGTTTGGGCTGAGAAGGCCTGGATGGAGCGCGAGTTGAACGACCCCTATTTCGTGTGAGGATGACATGGCTTTCGATTTCAAACCCGCTGTGCGGGAAAACGTGTCGCTCCTGATCGCGCTCGCAGGCGCTTCGGGCAGCGGCAAGACGATGAGCGCACTTAGGCTGGCGAAGGGGCTGTCGCCCGAGGGAAAGATCGCCTTCATCGACACCGAGGCGCGTCGCGGGCTGCATTACGCCTCGACGTTCAAGTTCATGCACGCCGACATGCGCCCACCGTTCCATCCCGACCGCTTTGTCGAAGGCGTACGGGCGGCGGAAGCGGCTGGCGCCGAAGTCGTCATCATCGACAGCTTTTCGCATGAATATGACGGCGAGGGCGGCGTGATCGATATGGCCGACAAGCTGGCTGCCGGCGGCATGAAGGCGCCGCTCAACTGGTCCGCGCCCAAGACCGCGCATAAGAAGATGGTCAATGCCATGCTGCAGAGCCACGCGAGCCTGATCTTCTGCCTGCGCGCCGACGAGAAGATCGAAATCATCCGCGAGGGCGGCAAGACGCAGATCAAGCCTTTGGGTTGGATGCCGATCTGCGAAAAACGCTTCATGTATGAAATGGGCGCGTCGTTCACGCTGACGCCAGACCGCCCAGGCAAGCCGAACTTCCACCTGCCGCACAAGCTGCAGGACCAGCACCGCGGCTTCTTCCATGAAGATCGATGCATCGACGAGGAGGCCGGGCGGTTATTAGGCGCGTGGGCGCGCGGCGGCGCTCCTGCCCCGGCGCCCGAGCCCGATCCGGCCGACGCGCTCGCTGACCTGGCGCTGATCGGGCTCGCGAATGAGGCGGCCGGCCGAGGCATGGACGCCTACCGTGCCTTTTGGGGCGAGCGCACGCCAACCGAGAAAACGTCGCTTCTCTCGCATCATGACGAGTGGAAGGAAATCGCCAAGAACAGCGACGAGCGGTTTTTGCGCGAGGACGCGGAATGACACTCGACGCGCTTCCCCTCTACGCAACCGACACGGAACTGGCGAAAGCCATCCTTGGCCCGCGCGCGAAGGAATGGAAGCGCGTCGTGGCGCTCTATGAAGGCAAAGGGCTACCTGCTGTTAACACAATAATGTGTGGACGCTACCTGCCCGCGGTGCTAAAGTTCTTCGACCATTTGGAAGGCGTGAGCAACAGCGCTCCGGTGGCCTCCTGTGACGGGAAAGAGGATGCTTTGGCATGGAAAACGAGAAAACCGCGACGCCGGGCCTGAAATATCGCCCGCGAGCCGATGGCCGGAAAATCCCGGTCTGGTGCGCAAGAGCCGACGCGATCGCCGCCGGCTTCCCCCTGAAAACGGTCAACCTGTCCGAGACGCCGCCCGAGCTTTTGCCGGCGCGGTGTCAACGGCTTTGGGCCGAAATGCTCGACCACCTGGGCCAGCGCAAGCGGCCGGGCTTTGATGGCACAATCGGCTCCCTGATCGACGTGTACACGACGGCGCCCGAGAGCCAATTCCAGAAGCTCAAGGCGAGCAGCCTGCACCCGTACAAAATCTATGCGGCGAAGATCAAGGCGATGGCCGGGACGCGCCGTGTGGATGCGCTGACGGGCCTCGATGTGATGCGCTGGCATGAGATTTGGCGCCAGCCTCACAAGCCCGGCGATAAGCCGCTGCTGGGCGCGGCGACGATGGCGCTGAACGTCCTCAAGGCCGCGCTGGCGTTCGGGCAGATTTGCGGCTTCGACGGATGCGCCGCCCTTCTCTCGACGACCAAGCTACTGACGCTCCCGAGGCCGCAGAGCCGCGATGAGGCGCCAGAGGCTCAGGATATCGAGCGCGCGCGCGAGGCCGCCCACGCCCTCGGCAAGTCGCGCGCTGCCCTATGCTACGCGCTGCAGTTCGACACGACGGCGCGCCAATGGGATTTGATCGGGCAATGGTTCCCGCTCGACGACCCGCGGCCGTCCGCGATCCTTGGCTACGGCAAGAAATGGATCGGCCCGGCATGGGAGAGCATCGCGGGCGGCGTGCTCACGATCATGCCGAGCAAGACCGCGCTGACGACCAGGGCGCGCATCAGCGTGGACCTTGGCCTGTGCCCGATGGTGCAGGAGGAGCTTGCGCGCGTCCCGATGGCTGATCGGCGCGGGCCGCTGATCGTGAACGAGGGAACCGGCCTGCCCTATCTCCCGAACGAGTTCGCGGTGATCTGGCGCAAGGTGCGCAAGGCGGCCGAACTATCCCCGACGCTGTGGAACCGCGACATTCGCGCTGGCGGCATCACTGAGGGCGGCATTGCGGGCGCGAGCGCGGACGACCGGGCGAAGCTGGCGGGACATTCGAGCAGCAAAACGACGCGTGCGGTCTATGATCGTGACGTGATCGTGGCGGCCAACCGGGTTGCCGAGGCGCGGGCGAAGTATCGGCAGAAAAACTGACACGCTTCTGCGTTCACAATCCGTTCCTAGACCCGTTCCCGCGGCCCCCGAGAGGCAGGAACAGAAGCAATAAAAACCAATAGTTTGCGATCGCCTTACGTTAAAATTTGGTTAATCACAAACTATTGTGTTAATTGAGAAAAGTTCCCTGCAATTTCAATACACAAGCGCAACACATCTGCTAACACATTGTGTTAATTGCTATTTCGGCATCAGATGATTTTCTAAAAAATAGGCCACCGCGACGGGCTAAAGCGGGTCAGGGCCGATGCCCCGACAGCCGCCACCGATCTTCTCAAGCTCTGGCTGGATCAGGTCTTGCCAGTGCTCGCAAGCGTGGCAATGCTCGTCGCGAACACGAAGCGCGGAAGTCAGCGCCTCTACCTTGGCATTGAGCGCGTGGACTTCGGTTGTAAGAAACCTGATGTGGCGGTCCTGCGCCTCCATGAGGCTTTCCATGCGGGCGTTCATCGCGGTTTCGAGGGCAGGGCCGCGATTGATGAGGGCGATGAAAAACCCGCTGGCCGCGCCGACCGCGGCGACGGCGACAGTTGAGAACCAGGCGGGGAGGTCAAGGTCCAAGGCCATGCCGGCGCCTTCACTTCTTCTTGATGTTCAGCGTGTCCAACGCAATGCCGCTGTACCGCTCATAGGTCCGCAGGCCGGCAATGCCGACCCAAACGGGAAGGAAAAGCGTCCAGATGCCTTCCGGCATGAGCGGAAGATGCGCGGCGCTGGCGATGATCTGATAGGCCGCCGGGATCGGGCAGAGCAGCCATCCAGCCGCCGGCCGCCATCCACCGTAGAAAAAGCGCAGCGCCGCCGGGCCTTCGATATGCAGTTCGGCGTCATTCTGGTCGACCTGCAATTGCGCCATCGCCAGATCGGTCTTGTTCTTTTCTTCCAGCGCCATGAGCGCATCAGGCGCCGAAGTCGCGGCCTGGACGGTCGCGGCCACCTGCGACGCCGGAGCATCCGCCGGCAGGCCGACCGACTGCGCAATCTGCGGGATCAAATCCCCAACAGCGCCGCCGATGAACGTCCCCAGAGGGCCACCAACTGCCGTTCCGACCAGGCGCCCAAGGATCGGCGCTCCCTTGGAGATGAGCGCGCCAGCAAGCGCCTGCAGGTCTTTCGGATCGAAGCCCATATCAGTTTGCCTTTCGAGCGGCGGTGAGCATGGCGACGACGGCGGCGAACGCTTCCGCAAGCGTGTGGCCGGCGGCAAGAAGCGCGCGCGTCGTGTCGTGGATCAAGTCATGGTCAGCCACCGGGGCGAGCGGCACGGCCGGGATCGGAAGCAACGGCGCCTCAACTGGTGCAGGCGGGTTGAGGCGCGAGACGAGCCCCCCAGGAAGCGGCGGCGCGACGGGCGCGGTCACGGCCGAGGCGACGGGAGGTGCGACGGGCGCCACGACGACAGCCGACTGCGGCGAAGGCGCGGCGTCCCCGAGGAAGTGATGCGCGCGGCCGAGATACATGATCCGGTCGCTCAAGCCGTTCGCCCCACCATTGATGAGCCGCGTCACGTCGGCCGTCCTGCCCGCACGCGCCGGCTCATGGATATTGCGCGAGGTCCAGTAGGCGCAAGCTACATCGAACGCGGCGGCTTCCGAGCAGGCAAGATCGGGATTGGCGACGAGGGGAAGGCCGGTCGCGCGCTCCATCGCGACATATTGGTCGCGCCCCGTCAGCCCGAGCGGCCCGCGAGCGCGGAAATTCCAGCCGTCGTCGGGGTGATCGTTCCCCATGCGCCCACCATAGACGCGGTTGGCGATCGCCTGCGGCCCCTGCGCGGCGACATGCGCGGCGTCGATTTCGCTCTTGAAGTGCGCGGCGCCAAAAACCTGCCAGAGCCGCGACCCGGAATAGTTCAGGTTCTCCTCGAAGCGCGTCAGGCCCCACGTCTCGACGCAAATCTGCGCGATGAGTTGGCACGCTTCCTCGCCAGCTAGGATGTTCCGCTTGGCGAAAACATCGGCGGCATGGTCGACGATCGAAGAAACGATCTTCGCATCGGCGTTTGGACAGATTAGATTGAGCGATTGGGCGGAAATCATATGTTCTCCCCGTCAGGAACGAGCAGGAGAATGCGGTGCGCTGCCTACACCGGCAACGCACCTCGCTTCTTATTATAGGCCTGAGCCGCCACTGATGAGTTTGATGCTACCAGTTCCTGAGAGGGATGCGGTTCCGGCACCTCCAAGAGCGCCAAAATTAGAGCCTACTTGCGTGTATGAGGGAACCCCGTAATAGTTCTGCTCCGCGACGTTGTAATTGACACGCGAAGGGCCACTCTGAAACGTATTGCTATGGACTACTGTATTCGTGACCGCAACGCCACCTAGTACAATATCAGGTGTTGACGCTACACCATCCATATTGGAATTGATAATTATGTTACCAATTATAATTGTCCCGTTAAGAACAGGCGACGTTCCGCCGAATTGCAATACCGCAATCGCACTAGTACCGCAATTAACTAGATAGTTGTTGGAAACTACATTAGAATTTTGCGTAACGCTTGGCTGCGTGTCATCGGATAGCGATACGCAGAAATCAATGGAAGACGACCCGCCATTAACATGATTTGCACGAAAAATATTTGAACTTGCTGAACCAGATACATGCAGCGCCTCGCGCTCAGAGTTGAGAACCACATTATCATATGCAGAACTATTACTAGTTGCCGCAAATCCAATACCGAAGAACGTGCCACCAAGCAGGTGGTTTGAGTATATCTCGTCGTGATAGCCATTATAATCTAGGATGCCGTAGCTTGGGAACGCAGGCTGCAAGCCAATATCCGCATTATTGCTATGTATCTTTGAATATATGCTCGCTGAGCTATTAATGATAAAGGAATACCACGTAGCAAAATGATTATCGTGAATGTCGCAATACGACAAACTATTCATTGCCAACGGTGTATTTCCTGACAGAGCAAGGCCGTATACCTCACAATTTGATAGGGCTGATAATGTTACGGCGGTCGCGCCATTAGATATCGACTTTACTGAAAGGTTCGCCATGCGGAACCCATTCGGTTGGCCGTTGGCATAGAGAGAAGTCGAAGCCGCGCTCCAACCCTGGATGAAGGTCGCCCCGGCCCCCGCGCCAGTCAGTGATTTAACCGTCGATGGAAGCGCCAGCGACTCGGCGTTGAACGTCCCGGCCGGGATAACCGGAGCTGTAGCCGAATTAAAGTAGGCCATCAGCGCCGTCGTATCGTCATGACGGGCATAAGTGCCTGTCGCTGAATTGCCGGGGGCAGAGGCCAACACAAGCGACGCCGTGCCAGCGCCAGAATTGATCGTCGTCACCAGCCGGTCGTTAAGGGCCGAGGACGGCGGCGTGTCTGGTATCCAAGGCACAACGATCTGAGGCGCTCCCGTGTCGTAGAACTTTCCGTTGGTCATTACCGCGACCAGGTGATAGCCCGCGCTCGCCGTGTTGCGCCAGACGGCGGCCGCGGGGCAGGCAGTTGTCCAAGACACATGATTATACGAGACCAAGCCAGGGCCGGGGGCACCCTGCGTCACCTGCCCAAGAGTAGAGGCGCCTGCCGTGGTCGTGGTAAAGCCGTATGCGCCAACACCGCCGTTATCATCTAGGCATGAAACCGCATAGCTATAGGTCGTCGATCCACCAGGTCCATGTTGCGCGTTCTCGGCGGACGGGATAACCGTAATGGCCGATGGAGTCGCGCCACTAAAGGTTGCCCCGCAATGCTCAAGAGCAATGCCCTGCCCATTGATGAAATCTTTTGCTAAAGCCAGCGTAACAGTTGCATTGCCTGCCGTGCAGGTCGCCGTCGTGGTCTGCGCCGAACCAGATAGGTTCGTGATCGAGCCGCCAAGCGTCGGAGAAACCCATGAGCCCGAGGCGGAAAGAAGATATCCGGCGGCGCCCTGCCCAGCGCCAGGCGGCGGAACCAGCCCATTCAAGCCGCCGGAACCAGTGTCGCCAGTGAAGTTTGCGACTGCCCCGGCAGTTGGCGCGCGCCCCCAAACTGGGGGGAGCCCAGGCCCTTGCGAGGTCAGGATGTACCCGACAGTTTCGGGGAAGTCGACCGTGAACCGCTTCACTTCGCGCAGGGACGAAATGAGCGTGTTGACGGTACCGTTGAACTCCTGCCGCGTAATGCCTGGAGCGCTCGACATGCTCGTATTGCGCGGATGCCAGAGGCCAGCGATTTCGAGCGTTCCAGATGAGCGGGGCGACAAGAGCGTCACCTGCATGTCCGTGATCGGGAGCGCCTGCAGGTTGAGAGCGACGCCTGACGCGCTCGCGCAGGTCCACGCGCTCCCGTAGCCGAGCGCAGCGCCATTGTAGAGCACCTGAATATCCGTGCAGTCGCCATAGACCGCGAAGGGAACGCCAACTACCGTCGTGGGGGACGAAAGAGCGAAACTGGCATAGCGATCGGTGTCAGGAACAGGGGGAACCGTCGCGTGCGCGGCGAACGGAAAGAGCGCGAGGATCGCAGCGGCGGCGATGCGCTTGAATGACATGAGCCAGTCTCCAATTTTTAAGGAGACTGGCTGTGTCTAGGGGGTGTCTCAACGCACCGTCGGGCGGCCGGGCGCTGCGGTCTGGTTAATTGGGCGCTGTTTTTCTTATTGAAGCGTCACAACGACCGCGCTTGATGGAGGGATCGTTACCGCAGCCATGCCCCCAGACACGGGCAATACGGCGCTTGATGGGCTGAACGCGCCGTTGCTGGCGACTGATGCGCTGCCATAGGTCATGGCCTTCGCCATCATTGACGCGCCCGTCAGAGTGCGCGCCGTCGCCGTCGTCCATGCCCCATTGCTGCCCACAGAGACAGTGGCCTGCGCTGTCGCGCTTTCATTCAGGACCAAAACGCGCGTCTTCCCGTCCGCGCCCAATACGGCCAACGAGGGAAGGTCTTGCGGGCCGCTGGAGGTCTGCGGCAGGATTTGACCGCCCAGCAAATCCTTGAACACAAGCAGCGCATAAAAGCTCGCCTGCGCCGAATAGGTCTGGCCATCGGCGTTGATGACTTGCGGCGAATAGCCGCCGCCCTGGCCGCCGTGGAAATTGACGCCGCCCCAGCCGTTTTGCGCGAGCTGCATCATATGGTGGAGGTTATAGAGCGCCGCGCCAACCGTCGTCGCGGTATCGCCGTTGCTCTGGTTCAGCGAACCGCCCTCCGTCTCGCGGATTGCGACGCTGTTTGCCGTAGCGATAGACTTGGCGCTCGTCACCATGCTTTCATATGGGGCGAACGCCCAAATGCCCTTCACATCGGAAGGCTGCTGGTATGCAGTGCCGCCGCCATAGCCATGCGTCGAGGCGAACGCTAGTTTGGCGTGCTGGTTGGCGAGGAACGTGCTGAAATAGGCGCCGTAGGAGTTCCATGCGCCGGCCGTCTTGCCGACCCATGCCGACTGCGACACATCTGGGCCGGCGAAGCGAGCGCCGGACACAGCGCCGGATACGGCGGTGTAGAACGTCAGCCAGTTCGTTTCATAGGCCGCCTCAGTCGTGCCGTAGGTGCTGCCATTGCCTTGATAAAGATCTGGCTCGTTGCCGATCTGGAACGCCACGCGCGACGCGCCCAAGTCGCCCGCCAGCACCGACGCCTCATGCGCCGAAAGCGTCGGGTTGTTGTTCTGAAAATTCAGGCCATAGACCAGCGACCAGCCAGAGCCGAGGGATTGAACGAACGAGGCCCAGTTATGCAACTGCGCGTCCGTCGGCAGCGTGGTCGGATAATCGCTCGTTGACCCGCCCATGCGAATGACGCCATTTGACCCCAGCGCGGTATAGAGCGCCGCGACGTTCGGCAGGTTCATCGACGCAAGATTGCTGTATTCGATGCTCGACCCAATGAAATTGAGCGGAATTGTCAGCCCAGGCGACGACACGTTGGCTGTTATTGAAAAGGGACCACGGCTTTCGGCCAAAGCCATCGCCGCAGAAGATGACAAGCAGGCGGGCGTAAACGACAATGAACGATAGATCATAGACCCCGACACCACAGGATTTCTCACGTTAATGGTCGCCGTTCCTGTCAGAGCGGGGGTTCCGAACCAAATCGCCGATAGCGAAGCGGGAAGAGGCAAGGATCTGGTGATGTTCGACCCTCCATCGCGATCCGAAATCGACAAGTCTTTGTCGCAGATGGTGGCGACGATTCTTTGCTTTGCCTGATCGGAAACGGGCGGCCCGGCGAGGCGCCCAGTCGTGACATTGTTGGACTGCGCCACGACATCGAAAATAGGCGAATCCGGATCGCCAGAGGCGCGGATTGCAACGGAGTTGTTCCCGCCTGTCGCCTTATCGCCTAGTGTAACGCCGCCATTTGCTACCGCCGCCACACCAGCATAGGTCGTGGCGTCGAGCATCAGCGTGCCTCCGCTGAACATATCCACGCCAATTGTGGACACAGGGGCGATGACATCGGCGCTTCGCGTCGCGCCGCTGCCTGAGGTCGGAATCCAACTTGTCAGCCCTGAGCCTGCTTCGACCTGCCATGACGCCGAATAGAAATAATCGCCGTTGCTGCTGCCATAGGCGCGAACTGTCGGGTTGCCATTATTGGTTCCGGCGGAGTTGGCCGCTACCCAAACGCGCTGCCACTGATCGCGCTTTGTCAGGTCTGCGGCTACAATGCCAGTTGTCCAGCCAGTCCCCTCAACACGTAGCAAAATGGCTGATCCGGAAAACTGGCGTGGAACCCAAATATAAATCGAGAAAGCGTAGTTCCCGGCGGCAACCGCCCCAACAGAACCGGCCCCGATTACTATGCCAGATGACGCGGAAGTGATTGTGTGTTTGGCGATGACCGCCGAGCCATCGTTATAGATGGCCGGCAGATCGGACGACGCCGCAACCGTGGCGCCCGTATAGACCCACCCGATCTGGTCGTTCGCGTTCGTCGAATTGGGGAGGTAATTCGACCGCGCCTCTTCGACGACATAGCCGAGCAGCGTTTTCGTCGCCATGTCATAGGTCTTACGCCACGTATTGGCGCTGGCTGGCTGAATGATGCCAGCGCTGTCAACATAGGTTGCGTTCGCTCCAGAACGCGTCAGCGTCCAAAGGCCGCCGAGCGTGTTTGAAGTAGGAGCCGTGCGATAGCCGTAGGTGTAAACGTCGTTCAGAAAATCAGCCGTGAGCGACGCGGATACAGTTCCTCCACGCGTGAAAATCGGCGGGACATTGATCGCGATGGAATTGAAAGACGGGTTTTGCCCAAGATTGGCCGCCGCCGCGCCTGGGGCGAGCATTGAGGCCGTATGAGCAACCGGATCGAACGTCCCGATCGGAACGCAGATATCGTCGGGATTGTTGCCGGCAACGCCGTAGCCCTGCAAACAAAGTGTGCGCGAGCCAGCGCCGCCCTGCACAGTCAGCGCGACCGGCTGAGCGGCTATCGCGCGGCCGGGGAGCGCCCCTACCGCGACGCATAGCGCGACGAGAAAAGCAATGAATATGCGCGCCATTGGGTTTCCGATCTCAGAAGTGCTCGACGATAACGGCGCAACCAGCGGCGCCAATCGCTCCAGCCCCAGCGGCCCCGCCATTCTGCGCAGAGCCCCCACCGCCGCCGCCACCGCCACACAGGCCGCCAGCGCCGCCCGCACCTGCCGCCGTGGCGTGAGAGCCACCCCCGCCGCCGCCGCCGCCGACAGGCAAATTGACCGGATAGTTCATAGCCGCCGATGCGCTGCCAGCCGATCCAGCAACCCCCGTTGCGCCGCCTGCCCCGAAGGAAAACGCCACCGCGCTTGTCTGCGACCCACCACTGCCGCCCGTCGCCATAGCGTTTCCTGACGTGATGCCGCCGCCAGAGCCGCCACCAGCAGCAGCCGCAACAGAATTGCCGCCAGCAAAAGCGGCCCCAGCCGCAGAGCTACCAGCTCCCGCGCCGCCGAACGCTGGCGTGCCGCTGGAGGCGCCCGCCGCGCCGGAGCCACCCGCAGGCGCCCCCGCGCCGCCGCCGCCCCCCGTGCCGCCTGAGCCCGTAGCGCCCGCGGAGCCCGCAACAATGCCGCCAGAGCCGCCGCCGCCAGTCGCGGCGGCCAGCGCGCCACCTTGGCCGCCACCGCCTCCACCAGCCAGCAAGAGCGCACCGAACGAAGACTGGCCTCCGACGCCGCCATTGCCGCCGGCGGAGTTATCCGCAGAAGCCGCAGCGCCAAGCGCTCCGCCAGCGCCGATCGTCACCGCCTTGCTCGCACCGATCTGCGCCGCCGTGAAAGTACCAAAGGCCAGAGAAGAGCCACCGCCGCCGCCGCCGCCGGAAACGGCCGTGGCCGCCGCCTGACGTGCGCCACCACCACCACCCCCACCACCGCCTACGAGATAGACTTCGGCCGTTTTGAGGCCCGTCGTCGGCGTGTAGGTTCCGCTTGCCGAGAAGGTGACAACATTGGTCTGGTTCAGGCTGGTCGTATGAGCAACCGGATCGAACGTCCCGATCGGGATGCAAGAGCCATCCGGCGTGTCGCCGTTAGCGCCCGACCCATAAAGGCAAAGCGTGCGCAGGCCAACGCCGGGCTGAACGCCGAGCGTGACCGACTGGCCGGCATGGGCGAACGTGGCAAGCCCGACAAGAGCAACGGCAGCAAGCGCCGAGCGGGAAATGATGTTTCGCATTTTGTTACCTCAGAACGACGAGAGAGTTGCGAACTGATAGCGTCACCGCAGGACGCCAAGTTGGTTCATAAGAAGCTGTTCGACTTGGATATGGGTAAAGCTGGTCGGGTGGATGCCATCTGTCTGGCCGACATAACCGGGGCACCAGACGCCGCCGTTCGGGACGAGAACGCTGGCTTGGTTGGGCGAGCACTCGACAAGCCGCGCAATATCGATCAGACCCGCGCTCGACGTCGGAAAGGTGTTCGTCATGGTGGGCCATTGCAGCGTCACAGCGAAGGATCCCGTTCCGCTCGCCGCGCTTGTGAGGGTCATGGTTCCGGCGTATTGGTTGATCGCCGTGATGACGTCGTTCGCGGGGATATTGCCCGCGCTGACGGCATACATTCCGGTCGCGCCAGTCGTGACAGTCAGGGCTGAGCAGGCGGCAACGGCCGTCGTCGCATTCAACGTGCATGTCGTCGGCTGGCCATAGCCGACAAGCCCGCGCATGAAGTCGTTGAACTGCATCCGGTAGTTGTTGGCGGCGACGTTGACCGGCGTTTGATTGACGGTGGTGTTCCATCCGTCCGTCGATGTCGTTTCCGGTGTGATGGTAGTGTCGTAAACCTTGATGCCGGGGATTGCTGTCGTCGCAAGAGTGCGGACAGCCGCGCGATCGGTAATCACATTGTCGGCAGTACGGGACCCGGCGTAGAAATCGTTGACGCCAAGCTCCAACAGCGCGCTCGTGGCGCCCGCCGTGGCGGCAAGCTGGTTGCGGAGCGCGGCGTTAGATCCGGTCGCATACCATTGGGCGCGATCGCCAGGCACGCCGAAGTTGAGTTGCGGGCTGAGATAGGCCGCCGCGCGCCCCAGGATGCCGCGCCCACCGCTCGGGTCGCTCATCATATCATTGACGCCAGCGCCGATGCTATCGGGGATCAGCCACCACACTGCACGATCGGAATAGGCTATGACCGCGCCGGGGAACCAGCAGTTCGCCGGGCTGGTCCCGAGAACCGTGTCATTCTTGCTATTGTCGCCAACCGCCGTCCCGATAGCGAACTCGTCTCCATTGCCGCGATCGCAGGCGTTCGACCATGACGAGTAAACCGCCTTGCCGGCGCCGCCCGACCAATCCAAGAAATAGTTGATGCGGAATTTGGCGTAGGCCGGGATCGTGAAGCCAAGGCTCGTCAGATCTGTGCAGCCGTTCGTCAGTGCCGTGACCACGCCATTCGTCGCGCCGTTCCATGTCAGATCAACGAAGGTTCCGCGCGGATATTCGACGACGATATGCGCCGTGGTGATGTTTCCGCCCGGCGTGGTTTCAACGCCAGAGACGGTCGAATTGACATAATAATTCGGGACGCAGACCTTGAGCGCCGAAACCGGCACATAGGCCATTTGCCACGAGCGCCCGTTGATCTGGGTGTTGGAGCCCGAAAGCGTGTTCGCTATGCCGGTGCGGTTGGTGACTTGACGCGGCGAGCCGGGCGAGACTGCGGCGATCGGCGTACTGAAAGCGCCGGCCGTGTTGCGCACGCCAACGAGTGTCGAGGACGCTGACGGCGCCGTGTAGCCGGTCACCAGCACATTGGCGGAGGGCGCGCCGAGCGACAGGCCCCAAAGATGCGAGGCGGTCGAAAAAGTCGCAGGCGGAGAGCTCGGGCTTAGAGGCTGGCAAATCGCCGCCGCCGCCGGCTGTGCATCCGCCGAGCAGATCGAGACAAGCGATGCCGAGATGTTCTTGACCTCGGCGGGCCCAGCGCCAAGGTCCGTGTAGGAACTGGACGTGATCGCCGTTTGCGCGAGCGCCGCGCCGTCGAGAGCGAAAAGGGCAAATGCCGCCGCGAAAAGCTTGGATATGCGCGTCATGTCGGACCCATCTCGCCAGAAACCGTGGCGAGGATGGGCGACGACTTGATCTAGCTCAACGCACCATCTGGCTCAGGTCAGGCGGCGCGCTCGGCGCATTGTCGCCCGGCGCCCACCAATAGGTCTGGTGGTGCAGTTTCTCGGCGTTCTCCTTGGCGCGCGAGAAAGCCCGCGCGTAATCCGGATCGACGGATTTCTGAATGTTATCAAAGAGAAAGCGGTTCGCCAGCAAGCGCGTGTACCAGAGTGTGCCACCGGGCGCAAACTTCTGAATGTCGCGCGCGAGGATACGGCCGTAGTTGACCTTCTCACCATTCTCTGCCGCACGTCGCGTCGACGACGTGATATCCTGCAGCGCCTCCGGAAACTCCGCCATCGGCCCCATAATCATGTCAGTCCACGACGCCTTACCGGGCTCAGTCGCGCCCTTGAGTAGATCGCCGTAAGGTCCAAGCGCGCCGCCCATCAGCGCGGCCTCGCCCCAAAACCAGCCTTCATCGACCGGCTTTGGATTTTTGCCCTGCAGCACCTGCTTGGCCTGGATCGCCACGGCGCCCGCCATCGTCATGAACAGGCCGAGTGCGGCGGCCTGCCCCCATTTGCCATCGCTCGCCTCCTGCGCCGCGCGCACGCCATGCGTCGCCAGCATCATGATCGGGAACGACTTGAACAGGAACATCGAGCGCGTCAGTTCGCCGCCAATCGTGCCGCCCTTGATGCCGCCAGTCGTCAGCGAGCGCACGCGATTGGAGCTCCCGGCGAGATAGGCGAACTGCTTTTCATCGCCAATGGCCGACATGAGCTTGGCGCGCACGCCTTCCTCAAGGCTATCCGGCATCAGAAACTTCGCCGCGCCGGCGCTCATCGTCTCGCCCTTGGAGAGCGCCGCCCAATCTTCCTTGGTGAAGCCGTAATCGCTCATGAAGCGCGCGAAATGCGGGTCAAGTTCATCGAAGCCCTTGCCGGCGCGCTCCGCGATCGAGGCTAGAAATTCCATCGTGAAGGCGCGGTTGATCGCGCTGTCCCAGGCGTGCAACCCCTGCGCGCGCACGACGAAATCGGCCATGCGCTGAAACACGCCGTCCCCGAACATCTGGTCGCCATATCGCTTCGTCCCGAGCGCGATACGGGAGGCCGCGTGCGCCGTGACGCCAAGGCGTGTGGCGAAGGCTTCCTTGTCGGGCGAGTCGGCGGCAAGCTGATCGAAGATCGCTTTCGCCAGCCGCCCGGCGTCCAGCCCGCGAAACTTCGCCGCCATCGCCCAATTGACCGCATCAGACGGGATTGCGGTTATGATTGCGCCGCCCATGTTGGAAGCCGTCAGCCAAGCGCGTGCGCCCTGAAACACGCCGGCCACAGCCTCGCTCTCGACGCCGGAAGTCTGGCCCGTCATCAGCTTGTGCAGCCGCTCCGCGGCGCCGCGCCCCTCAAGCGGCTTGATGAACGTGTCGCCCAGCTTCTCCCATGCGTTGCGCGCGGGCGGGTTAAGCGCGCGGGTCGCGTCCTTCTCGATCGCGGATTTTAGCAGCGCCTCACCCGCGGGCCGGAAGTTCGGGCCGAGCACATGCAGCATCGCCAGTTCGCGGCTCATCTTCTCCGCGTGCGCCTGCAGCATCGGGTAATAATTGCCCTGCCCAGGACCATATTTGTCCATCAGCGCCAGATAGGCGTCAGCGCCCTGCCGGCCTTCCGCGAACCGGAACGTGCGCTGTTCGTTCTTAAACACCGTCGACGGCCCGGCTCGCGAGGACAAGTCCTTGCGAATGTCGTCAGCCGCGCGCTGGATCGCCTTGTCGCGCTCGGCGCCAGCCACAAACTTGCCGCTGTCCTGGTCGAACACCTTGAGCGCGCCGGAGTCGATATGGCGCCGCAGGTCCGCCTTGAACTCAGCCTCGCCAAACTGATTGACGCGCTTGCTCTCCCAAAACTGCGGCAGGCGCCAGTCTTCGGCCACGTCGAAAATCTTGCCGAGCGCCTTGGCCTTGTCGGTCGCCCATTCGGTCGCATCCTTCCAGCCCTTCGCGGCATGGGCGGCCACAGCGTCGCCAGTCTTGTCGCCAAACACCTCGCGGACCATGTTGCGAACGCCGGTCGTATCCTGTTTCAATCCGGCCATCTTCGACCGATAGGCGGCGTCGGCCTCGTGCATCTTGGCCGCGATCGTCGGCTGGTACATTTCCTTTTCGAGCGACGAAACATTCAGCCGATCCGCCGCCGCGGCGTTGCGCATGTCGCGGTCATACAGCGCCATGAAGCCAGCGATCGGGCCGTTCGGATGCGCGTCGATGCGTTCGCTGTTGGCGATCCAATGGTTGACGCGGCGCGCCAGTTCCATCTTCTTCGCCTTGGCTTCCGCCTCCATCCGCTTCGCCAGTTCGACGGAGGCCGCAGCTTCGGCCGCCGGCTTGTCCATGTTGCGGAACAGGTCTTCGTTCAGGATGCCCTTGTAGAGCCGGCGCGCGTCGTCGGCCTGCTGCTGGCTGATCTTGCCGGCGGCCGAGAGGCGCTGGATGCAGCTTTCGATCGACATTATTCAGCCGCCTCTATGGATGACATGGGAACATTGCAGGCGTTCAGTTCTTTGGCGAGAGCCGCCTCGCCGTCTATTTTATGCAGTTCGGCGTCGGCAAAGCCAAGCGTCACGTTGCCGTCCTTGTCCATGACGGGCACGCGGTTCTTGCCCTGCGCGATATTGCGCTCCAAATCGGCGTTCAGCGCCTCTTGCACCTTCGGATCGTCGGCGGCATGGAGCAGGTCTTTTTCCGGCGTGGCGAACCGCGCGAGCGCCGCCTCGCGCGCGTCGGACTTGCTGACGACGGCGGAAAGCGCCTCCTTCGCCGTGACGGGCGCCGCGCCGAACATATCCGTCCCCTTGGCCGCGCTCTCGGTCATTTCGCGCGCGAAGCCAGAGAGGTTATCAGCCATCGCGCCTTTGGACAGGAACCGTTTCAAGTCGCCGTCCTCGGTGCGCTTGAAGAACATGCGGGCGGTCAACTGGCTCACGTCCGAGTGGAACATATCGCCCTGCGCCAGAAGCTTGGCCACTGGCTCGCCTTCGTCGCGGGCGCGCATGATCGTCTTCACGGCGCGCATCAGGTCTTCGGTCACATCATGCGAGGCCGGGATTTCGCCGCGCGTCACCGCCTCGCGGAAATGTATCCAGTCGCCGGAACTATCCACCAGCGCCGACGCGATGCTCTTGATGTTGCTGTCCACATGATCGAAGGCGCGGGAGATGACGCCGGGGTCGCTGTAGGCCCGCGCGACCATCGCCGCTTTGAGCCTTTGCGCGCCGGCCGCCGAGAGGTCGCCCTTCGCCGTCAGCATCCCGCCGCGCTCGCCTTGAGAGAGCTTGTTGGCGAAGGCCCGGGCGAAATCGCGGTTCTGCACGCGCAGCGCGTCTCCGCCGCGATAATATTGCGTCACGTCATGGCTGAGAAAGCGCGCATCCGAAAGCGCCTGCTCGGACGTGGACATGCGCAGCGACGCGGACCCATTCGCCGCATGGGCGAAGTCTGCGCGCGCCGCCTCATCCATCTGTGTCACGCGCCGTGCGACCAGCACCGGCTCCTTCATGCCGGCCGTGTCGAAGCCCGAGCGTTCCAGAAACGCGCGATAGGCCGCGGCGTCATCTGACGAATAGGCCATGCGGACAGCCAGTGCGCGCCCGTTGCCGCTCTCCACCACATTATCCGGCCCGACGATCGGTGCGCCGGAATTGGCTTCGACGCTGGGGCCAAGGCGTTCGGGCTCAAGGTTCTGCGCGATCGAATAGACCTGCTCGCGCGCCGGGACGCCGCCGCGATTACGGGGCTGCAACTCAGGCGGGTAATCCGGGTTGACGTTGAAATTGGCGTCATGCGACGTGATGAGGTCGCGCGCTTCCGCCAGTTCATATTTCACATCGACGGCCCGGTTGCCGACGAAGGACCGGCCGGGGATCGACATGGCTTCCGGTGTCGGCGCGGGCGGCTTCCCACTAACGAATTTAGAAATAGGAATTTGTACGTCCGTTCCGCTTCCAGCTAGACCATGCACGCCCCCGGTCCTCGCGCCAGAAACACGCTCCCCACCAATCGTTTCGATCTCAGGATATTTTTCCTTTAGGTCACGCAGGAGGCTAATCATAGCCCGCGTGCCAATGCTGCCGCTAGTGTTTAGCGTAGAATAGTTATATATATCATGCACATACGCTTTATTTCCATCAATACTTATGTGCGCAATCCCAACATTTTCTCCATCGCGCTTGATATCAAATACTTGATCTGATGCACGATAGCCAAACTCGATGTTCTGCTCTGGCGGCGCCAAGGAGAGTGAATAGTCGTTCCCGGCTGGGAACACTTGCCCGGTACGCGCCAGCCCTTCCGCCTCGGCCGCCGCCGGCAACTTCGGCTCATCGCCCAGCAGCCGGGCTCGCTCGATGGTCTGCACCGCTTCGGCGTGCGCCGCTGCACCGCTCGCGCCAGTCTTGAACGGATTGTTGGCGGCGATATCCTCTTGGCGCTCGGCCACAATCCCGGCGTCCTGCGCCGCCGTTGGCAGGCGTGCGGCGACTTCCGGCGCCTTGTTGCTCAAGTTGCGCCAGATCGCGCCGGCGGTCTTGCCGATCAGGCGCCCGGCCAGGTCGAGGCCGACGCCCCCAACCGCCGCGCCCAGAACTTCTTCCGCCGCCTGCCCGGCGCCGAAGTTCGGGTCAATGGCTTGGCGATAGTCGTAGGTCGCGCCTTCCTGCACCGCCTGTTGCGCGCCCATGCTGACGCCGGTCATCAGCGCCGACTTGAGCAAGCCGCCCTCGGGGATCGTCGTCATCGCGGCGATGTTCAGCCCAGCTGTGAGCGGGTCGGAGAACTGCGCGCCGAAGCCCGCCGCCATGCCCGCGGCGCCTGTCCCAAAATCCTGCATCCCCTGCGCAAGCCGCGCCTGGTCCTGCGTCGCCTTGCGCGCCTTGGCGAGGCCTAATTCGTAAAGCCGCTGGCTGTCGGGGAAGGCGAGCGACGAGTCGGCGTGCTGCTGCACTAGCGCGTCGGTCTGCTTGCGCACGGCGTTCAATTGGTCGATGCCCTTGCTCACATCGTAAAAGAGCGGGTTCGCGCCGAGCGCATAGGGGTTGGCGATCTTCTGCCCGGTCTTCTGCTGAACCATGTCGAGATGGTCCTGCGCGGCGTCCGACAGATTGGTCCACGACGCCATGATCGTGTCGTTGCGCCGGTTCGCCTCATAGGCCGCAGCGAAGGCGTCGCCCGGCGTTGTCGTAAGGCGCTCGGCAATCGCGCCGCGATCATATGCCTCTTGCGTCTCCTGCGGGAACAGATCGAACATGGCTCAATATCCAAAGATGGGATCGACCGGGCGGTTTGGTTTGCCGGCAATGAGGTCCGGCGGCTGCGGCATCCCTGGGTTGTAATTACGCTCATCCTGCGGCGCGGGCAGCGATGTTTTTTGCGACGGGTGCTGCATGGCGTCCAGCGTCCTTTGACGCAGATCAAGCAGGAATTTCTTCCCGTCGCTGTTCTGCAAATAGGTCCGTGTCGTCGGATCATTGCCGCCAGAGAAAATCGTGTATTGTCCGTCGCCGCTGCTCTCAAGGCGAAAGTTTCCCGATGAGCCGAACCATGTTCCATCCGACCACGATCCTTGCAGCATCTTCGCCGTGATCGCGTTGCCTTCCTTGTCGGCCGCGCCAGCAAGGTCCGTATCGCTCAAGCGATTGATCGCGTCGCGCACATAGCCCTCATTGGCGCCATAGACCGGCGAGAGGATCGACGTTCCCTTGAAATTCACCACGCCGCCCGTCACCGCATCGATGGATTTCTTCCAGCGTTCGGCGTTGAACTGCCCGGTTTCGTCGCCGGATTTTGCCGACTGCGCGACGTAATAGGCCTTGGCGCTATTGAGCGTGGAGGCGCGCAGGCCGGGATTGCCAAAATCCTGAATGGGGAACGACTTCGCGAAGGCGGGAGACAGTTCCTTATCCGCAGGGATCAGCTTGTCGGCGGCGCCGGATTTGATGAGCGCCTGCCCCTCCATCAAATCCTGAGCAACCTCTTGGCTGTATTGCCCGACCTGCCCGGCCTTGGCGACGATCTGCCCCTCCACGCCGGTCTGCGCGATGGCCGAGAGCGTAGCCTGCCGCTGCGCTTCCGGCAGCGCGGAGAGCGCAGCGGAGGCATTAAGCTTCTGCTGTGTCGTGCCCGTCTCCATGACGCCTTTCCATTGATCCGTTTCGCTGCTCGGGATCGCGGACAGGTTGCGGGCGCCCTCGCGCGCCCCAATCGCCGTCATCGCCTGCGAGCGTTCGATCATCGCGGCGCCAAGGTCGTGCGGATCATCGAAGTTCAGCGGGCGCGGCGGCTGCGCGATCCAGCCGCGGTTCAGCGCCGCCTCAATCGGATGATCGCGGAGTTGCGCCTGTCCGCGCTGATAGGCCGCCTGCGCCTCATTGGCGATGTTCTGCTGGTGGATCGAGCCGCCCTGCGCCTGCTGCATCACCGAATTGACAAACGCCTGCCCCTGCGCGGGCGGCATCCCCATCGCCACGTCGGACTGGATTTTGCCCTGCACCATCGCCGTCAGCTTTTCGCGCTGCGTCGCCTGCGAAGTATCGCCTTCGGTGAGTTGGATATAATTGGCGAGCGCGGTCGACGACGGCATGAAGCCGTTCGACAATTGCTTCTCAAGCGCCGGCCCCATGATCTGCGCGGCCTGCGATTGGTTCTGCTGATCGCGGGCCATCTGGCCGATATAGGCGGAGGCGAGATAGGGGTTCTGCTTGACCTGCTCGGGCGTGTAGGGGACGCCGTTCGCAGAAGGCGCCGCTGTCCCTGAATATTTGGCCGCCCATTTCTGAACAAAGGCGCTTGCCGGAGCATTCGGGTCGCCGCCATTATTGGCGATCGCTTGAGCGGAAACAACCTGCCCGGCCGGCGTGTTTGGATTTTTCAATAGCGCGAGCGCACCCCCGGCACCCTGTTGATGAGCAAGGTACATTTCTGGCTCAGTCGGCGCGCGGCCAAGACCACCTTTCAAGGTGGCGTAATTGTCCGCCGTGAGGCGCTGCATAGCACCCTCCTGCGCCGCGGGGTCCATGACGTTGCCGCCATTACCATATTTCGCCCACGTCCCAAAGGTGAACTGATACCGCCCCTTGGCGCTGCTCGTGCTGGCGCCGGCCGCGTCATCCCCGGCGCTTTCGATCTGGCGGGTACGCGCCATGTAGCCGGGAAGCGCAGCCGAAAGGTCGCTGACCTGCCCTGCGCCATGCCCCATCAGCATATCGGCCTGCTGCTGCGGCGAGAGCCCCGCCGTCGTCACATGGAAGCCGTGGATCGTTTTCAGCGCGGCGACTTCCTGCGCGCTATGGCCGTCGCCCGATGCGATCGCCGCCGCCGCCGCCTGGTCCCAAACCTTGTCCTCGATCGGCTTGCCGGTCCCGATCATGGTTTTCAGATTGGCCATGCTCTGCTGGTTGGCGTTGACCGCGGCGACATTCTGCCCTTGCAGATAACTCAGCCGCGCCTCGCCGGCCGCCTTGATCGTCGCGCGCTGCGCCGGGCTGGCGTCTGGCATCGTCTCGGCGGCGTGCCAAAGTTCCTCGCGCGCTTTGAGCACGCCATCGCTGGTGTAGGTGCGATCCATGTGGCCGACAACCGCCGCGCCCTGCAGCGCCGCCGTCGCGTCCTTGCGAGAGTTCTCGACAACCTGCTCGGGCATCCCCCAGCGCGGGTTATCCTTGGCCGCGTCGAAATAGCCGTTGAGCTTGGCGACGCCTTGCTTATAGGCCTCGGTCCCGGTCGCGCCCTGCTGCGCCAGTTGGAGCAGATCGTTCTTCTGGCTCTCGATCTGCGCCAGCACATTCGCCTTGGCGTCGGAGTCGTCCGAAGACGCTTTGGCGTTGACGAGCCCATTATAGTGCTGGGCGGACATGGTGGTGGCGTTGTCGACCATCGTGACGCCGAGCGGCGACGCGCCATATTGCGCCTTGAGCCCGGCGATGTACGAGTTCGCGGCCGTCTGGAAGCCAGCGGGGTCGCCGTCGAACTTCTGGCGCATGGTGTTGAGCGCCATCGTCGTGGCGGCCTGCCCCTGCGCCTGCGTCCCGGCGACGGCGGCGTGTTCATAAGCGGCGCCCGCCTGGGCGTTGAAGATGAAGGACTGGCGCGGATGGACGGCGACAATGCCGCCGCTCGCGTCGCGCGTCACGACGGGGTTCATCGCGTCTTCGCGGCCCTGCTGCTCCGCCGACACATTCGCAAGCTGCTGGACGCCCTGCCCGAGGGCGGCAACGCCATTGGCGATATCCTGCCCCTTGGCCGCGATCTGCGCGCCGGAAATGCGCGGCGTCGGAGCCTGGGCCAGCGGGTCGCCGGGGTCGGGAACGTTCAGGTCAACCATCAATCACCTGTCAAAAGCCAGATTTGAACGCGCCGGAAAGCCCGCCCATCGCGGAGCCAGCCGCGCCGAGCAGGCCGCCGAGAAGATCGCCCTGCGCCGATTTGGTGTAGAACTGCGACGCCTTCTGGTCTTCGCTAACCTGCGCCATGATGTTCCGCACCTTCTGCTGGCGAACAATGTCGTCGCGGGCCTCGAAATTATTCGCGACCGCCATGCCTGACGGCGAATTGCTGGCCGTATTGGTCGACGCGCGAACCGCAGAGATATTCGCCAGCGTCGACGCGAGCCCGCGCCGCATCGCCGTGTCGGTCTGCGTCGCCTGCAGCATCCCATATTGGGATTGATCCTGCATCTTCTGCGCCTCAAAAGCGTCGCCCTGCGACTTGGCGCTGGCGCCCATGATGGAGCCAGCCATCGATAGGCCGGTGGCGGCGAGGCCAAGGACGGGAGCGAAGGCCATCAGGGCGTAACCTCAACTGTGACTTCGACGATCTGGCAAGGGCCAGGGCGGGGCTTGACGACTGAAATACGCGGCTCGTAATCGCGGATCAACGGCCTGATATGATGGACGCGATCACGCGACGGCGGCGCGACCGTTGCGTCGTCGTTGAAGTCGTAGGCCGGGAAGGTTTTATTGCGCACGGCCATATCTGTTGAGCCGGTATAGGCGAGCGTGAAGCGCGTAATCCGCCGCCGCTTTTGACGCTGCCCCATCGACTGGCCATCGGCCGCGTCAGGCAAGAACGGCTCAAATTCCGGCGCCGGATACATCATGCCAATCATGAGCGTTGGGCTGGTCAGGTCTTCGCCCTGGGCCGGGATGATATTGCCATTGAAGTCAACGGATCGCTCGCCACGGTCATAAGCGCCATCCATGAGCGTGACCGATTTTCCGGCGGCCCACCACGCCGGCCCTTTGCCCGCGATGACGAGATTGGCCGGGATCGCATTGAGTGGGACTGACATATCGCAATAAACAGATGCGTCCTCGATTTCGCAGATCGAAATCGAGGGCGTCGCGGAAATATAATAGATCACCGCGCTATCAGACGAGAGCCAGGATGAGGCAAGCGCGCCTTGCCAAGGCATCCAGCCGACGATAACGCGGTCCTGCTTTTTCGTGAGCGTCCCGACGATGACCGAGCCATCCGCATTCAACACATAAACATATCGCTCGGGGAACGATCCCGCGCCGATCGTGAGCGCCATGCAGATCGGATTGGTGAACAACTCGGCGTAAAAGCCGCTGGCGTCGATGCCGATATAGGGCGTCGAGTAGCCGCCCGTGCGGATCAGCGCGGAGACGGCATTGGCGCCGATGCCCATGTAGAGGATGCAATCGGAGGTCTGGACCGGCCGAATATCGGCGCAGCCATCGCTTGTGATTTCGCGAAACTCGACCGAGCCCGGCTTGAGAGGGTTGGAGGCCGAGACGGGGACGTAGAAAATCCCCTTGTCCGTAAAGACAAATTCATCGCCCCAGCCGACGACATGGCGCACGCGCGGGCGGGACCGGCCAGACGGCGCCAGAAATTCGAGGATCGCAGAACCGGCGTCGGCGCCGGCTGTCGGGTCGCTTGACGAAGCCGTGGCGTCAACCCAAAAATAGTTCGGCCCGTAGAGCGAGCCCCACAATACCGCTTCCGGCATCTGCGGGAAATCATAGAAAATGATGCGCTCATTGTCATAGGCGCAGCCCTGCGGCCAGCCGTTGATCGGGGACATAAATTCCTCCGACCACTGGACCGTTGTTTGCGGGCCGCTTGCCAGCGTCGGGACCGAAAGAATTGCTGCGACCGCAGTGGGCCCGACGACATGATCGGCGTCGTTGCCGATGTAAACCGTGCCAGATGTGGCGCCGGGGACCGGCCCGCCAACGATCGGGTCGAAGTAAATTACAAACGGATCGAACGCGACGGAGTTCATCATGACGCAATTCAGCGTGTAGCCAGTCGTCAGACCGACATAACTTCCGACCGTGTACGGTCCGCCGATTGAAGAAATCTCCATTTTGAGATTGCTTTTCGTCGTCTCGATGATTTGGCCGACTTCAAAGCCATTGGCGCTGGCGATCGTTACCGTGACGAAGCTTGGAAGCACGTTCGCGACAACCGCCGTCGCGTGCTGCGAGTCCGTGTATCCGGTGATCTGGACCTGCTGCCCGAGGATAGATAGCCGCGCGCCGACCATTGCCGGCGCGAAATAGGGGACGCTGCACACCAGCGCAATCGTCCCGCTGGTGGCAGAATAGGACATGCGCGCGCCGGGAACGGAGAGCCGGTAGAACGGCTCCATCAGATAATTATTTGCGCCGACCGTGAAAGCGAAGGCGTTGACGCTCCACGCATGGGTGCTTCTGTCCCACGTCAAGATTTGCGGCTGCATCCCTGGGAAGCAGATGATGATTTCAAACCGCGCCTGGCACCAGACGATTTGGTCATCAGTCGCAAAGTTCCAGAGATAACTTCCGCTCGTATTGGTGAAGACGTAATTTCCCGCGAGGTCCGTGATAACGACCTGGTTCGCCGGGAAGGAGATCATGTATTCATAGCCTGGGGCCATGCGCAGATACTCGACGCGCTGAGCGGCGGCGCGGTAAAGCGCGCGGCGCCCAGGCCGCTGCTTCATCGAACCGGCCGCGGTCGGGCGCCAGTTCAGCATCTTGCGGCCGGCGCTTTTCAGATCGTCAACATCGTCACGGCGGCGGGCCGTGGCGTCGATCTGGCCTCCGTTGAAATCGCGCTGGGCGTGTACGAGTTTTTCGCTCACCAGTTGTTCCAATTGCGATAGCGCCGAACCTCAAGCATCCGCGACCGGAACGGAACGCGGCGCGGCTCCTGCTGGGTGTCTCGGCTGCGGGCCTCTTTCAATTCATCCTTGGCCATGCTCTTGACGCCAGCCGCGAGCGTCGCATCCTCATTCAGCGATAGCGCCAGCATCGCGGCGACTTCATTTGTCAGCGTCTCCATGAAGCCGACCGAAACCGTCGCGGGCTGCGTCGTCGGCACATAGAGCGCCGTCACACCCTGCGATTGCGGCGTGCAATGGATTTGACCGCCGATCAGCTTGTAATCGAACGCCGGCGGGCGCGTCTGCAGCGCGGGGTTGCCGGGCAGGTTGCCGGGGATGATGAGCGAGGCGTAATAATTGTCCCATACGTCGATCAGTTGCAGGCAGTCGGCCGGCACTGCGAAAATGGTCTGGTAGCCAGGGAATGCGCTGGTCCCGACTGACGTGAGCGCCAGCATCTGCGTCTGGAATTTCCAGTTGTGGCGGCTCAGGACGACCGGGAGCATCCGATCGTAGGCGTCAGAGCCGGCGATCCATTCGTCGCTGCCATCCTGAAACGTGACGGGCGCATTGCCAGTCTGGATCAGGCCGCGATTGATGATGGTCAGCTTGTCGATCGTGACGGTGACGTTTTCCACGGCGCGCTCCTGTCATGCGGAAAGTGCGGCCAAGGGCGGGCGCTATCAACGCACACGGAAAGGCCGCTACGCGATGAAGCGCAGCGGCCAATCTTGCCTTCCCCTGTGACGGGCAGGATCAGGAAGCGTCGGAGCCGTCGCCCTTCTTGGCCTTGGCAGGGGCACGGTCCTTGGGCGCCTCCACCACGGCGGCGCCGGCCAGTTCCGCGAGTTTGGCGGCCGAAGCTTCCGCTTCAGCATCAGTCCACGGCTCTTTGCGCCATTCCAGCGGGTGCGCGCCGAGGGCGTGATTGGCATCGATCACGAACATGTCGGCGGCGCCATAGAGGTAGTGGTAGATCGTGGTGCGGTCCATGTCGGCTCCTTAGTCGGCGGTGTCGTAGACAACCCACGACGAGAAGGTGATGGAGGGACCAGTGCCGCCGACCTTGAGGTAAAGCTGCAGGTACTGGAAGATGAAGCCGCCCATCTGATTGCAGATCGGGATGACGTGGCGCGTCGCGGCCTTGCCCGTCTCCGGCATGGTCGGGGACACCGACGAAATGCTGGCGATGATGCGCAGCGCCGAGGTCGCGGCAAAATCCTTGATCGCCAGGATTTCGACGTTGCCGTTGGTGAAAGCTGCATCATTCGAGCCGCAGAGCGCGAACTGATAATATTCGTCGCTCGTCGCCATATTGGCGGCGGAAACGTCGATCACCAGAAAGCCGACGAAGCGGCCCGACAGGATCGAAATCTGCGTGTTGATGTTGCCGGCGACGAAGCCGGACGTGGTGACGGTCTGTGCCTTGGAGAAGGCGGTCGCGCTATCATAGGGAACGGCCCAGGTCGGAATGACCGAGGGAAGCGTGGGGTTCGTGAGGGCCATATCGGGCTCCTGGTGTCATGCCGTTGAGAAGCCGGGCCAGCGAGGCCAGCCCGGCGGCGATTGCGTCAGGCGACGATGGTGGCCGCCGTGATCGAGGACAGGCGGGCGGCCGCCTTCGGGTGTTCCTTGGCGATGCCCCAATCCCATTTGATGTGGGTCGAGTAGAACGGAGCGCCGACCATCATGCCTTCGTCGAGGACCGAAAGCGGGGTCTGCTCGATGGCATAAATGCCGCCGTCGCGCAGGGACACACAGTAGATCGAGGAAGTCTGCGCCGCGCCGCCGCCGGAACCAACTTCGGTGAACGGGAGCATGTCGGGCGTATCGTCGGGCTCGTAGCCGAACAGGATCGGCAGGCCCTTGTATTTCATGATGCGGCGGCCGAAATCGTCTTCCGCGAACGCGATGGTCTGGTTGACCAGCGAGTTATTGCGGGCGGCGGCTTCGACATAGGGCATCAGGCCGCGCGGGAAAATCCAATGCGTCGGCTTGTTGACCATCCAGTAAAGGATATCAAGGTTCGCCAGCGACAGGGCGCCGCCGCCGGAAGCCGCCGAGTTCGACACGAAATTGTAGTTCGTGATCGAGCAGCGCGACTGCAGGCCGGTGGGCTGCGCGACGTTCGAGGTATTGTCGCCCTTGATGAAGGTCGAAGTGAACATCTGCGACAGCGCGATGGTCTTGAGCTTTTCCTGCCGGGCGCGATGCTCCATGCCGAGGCGGTCGCAGATAGCGCGATCGGCCTGGACATATTCGTCGATGAAGAACGTGTCTTCCTCGCGCAGACTGAACGAGCCGGTAGCGGAATTGCCCGCGGCGTTCAGGTTGCGGAAGCCGACGCTGGGCAGGCCGGAAATGTCCATGAACGCGCGCTTGCCGTTGGTGGCCGGCAGGAACGGGACGGCCCGCATAACATCGGACTCGGCAATCATGTTCTCGACGAAGACGCGGGTGGGGGCGCCCTGCTCGAAGGTCTGAGCATATTCAGCAAGCGTGATCGGGCTTGCGACGGTGACGGTGACAGACATCTGTGGTCCTTTCTACAATCTTATGTGTGTTCCGCCCGTCAGCGGGTTTGCCTCGCCTGCGGCGGGTGATTGGCGTATTGCCAAGCCCGCTTCTGCTCGAAAGTCAGCTTGTCCCAATTGGCCGGGACGCCGCCGTTTCCGGCGCCGCCGGGGCCGCCGCGCGAGAGCGCATCGACGCCCTGCGAAGTGAGCGCGGACTGGATTTTCTCGATCAGTTCAAGGCCAGGTTTCGACAGGCCCATGTTCTGAAAATATTCGACGACAGTGGCGTCTTCGGAGAGCGTCTTGGAAAAACGCAAGGCGTTGTCGACGCGCTCCTGCCCGTTGTCGCCAAGCGAGGAAACGTATTGTTTGATGCCGTCCTGCACCTGCTGGGCGTGCGCATGCTTGGTCGCCAGATCGGCGGCCAGCAGTTTGGAGAACGTCTCCTGCGTCCAGCCTTCGGCTAGCGCCATTTCGCGCAGCGGCGCGAGCAGCGGGTTCTTCTCGTCGAAGCCGAAACCATCTGGCAGCGGCACGCCATCGGGCAGCTTCAATTCGTAGGCGCCGGCTTCTTTCGGAACCGCAGCGGCGCGCTCATCGGCGGCGCGGCGCATTTCCGAAAGCTCGGTCAGCTTGGCGTTGATGTCCTGGAATTTGACGGAGCCTTTTTCGGCGTCCCAATATTCGTCGCTCAGCCCTTCCGGGCGCGACGCAGCCGCCGGCGGCGAAGCAGGAGAAAGAGCAGGATCGGCATTATCGGGCGCCGTGGTCGGGCTCGGGGTCGATCCGACGCTGGACAGACCGGCGGGGGCCGAGGGAGATACCGGCGCGGCCGGCGGGGCTTGGGTCGTCAGGTCCGTCACTGAAAATCGCCTCTTTATCGAGCAAGCTCAACAATTCGCGGGCGAGGATGCGGCGGCCCTCATGAGCCAGCAACGCACTCGGATCATGTGGCTGTGGGCAGAGTGACGAGAGGCAGTCGATCAGAAGCTGGCGGGCGTTCCGGCCGGCCGGCGTCGCGCCCATAATGGCCCAGGCGTTGTCGATTTCCTTATGGGTCAGGGCGGCCATTACATGCGGCTCCTTGCGCTCATCGGAGTGACGGCCGGCATCTTCGGCGCCGGGAGCGCGGCGGGCGGCGGCGCGCTTCCAGCGGCGGGGTTAGGCGCGGCCGGGGCGCCGGCCATCGAGGCGTCGGGGGCGCCGGGCTGCGCGCCGCCGGTCAACTGGCCGAGCATCTGCACGGCGTTCTGAATGTCTTCCGCCTTGCGCATGACGATGATCTTGTCGGCGCCGAGCTTCTTCACGATGTTGATGAAGCTTTCCTTGCCGTCGACGGTCGCCTTGAACTCTTCCGGGAAAGCCTGCCCGCCGAGTTCGATGGCGCGCGCGGCCTGCGCGACTTCCTGTTGCTCAGCGGCGCGCATCGCAGGGTTGTAGGGAACGAGCGCGATGTTCTTGCCGTCCACCTTGACGGGCTCGATATGCCCGGCCTTGGTCAGGAGATAGACGAACCGCTGGAAAATCCCCACGCACCATTCTTCCCAAAACGGCAGGCCGGGCGTGCCAATGCGGCGCTGCGCCATCGTCATCTGGTCAAGCCATTGTGTCGCGCTCGGCGGCGTATCGCCGCGCTGTTCAGGCCAATCGAGGAAGTGCAGCCGTTTGACGCGCTGCTCGACCTCCTGCGCGGCGTAAATCCCTACCGTCGCCGGCGGCGCTTCATAAATATTCTTGATCGCGTTTTCGGAGCCAGGGCGGATCGGATAGGCCATACCCGCCTCAATGCCCTCCTCGAAATTAACCATCGAGTCATCGGGGATGGTAACAGGAGGACGAAGCGCGAGATCGCAGTTCTGAATACGCGCCGCAGCGAGTTCGTCCAGATGGCGCAGATCGGGCAAAGACTGGATGAGCGGCCCATTGCCGAAAGCCCATTCCTTCATGGGGTTGAAGCGCGCGACGATGAGCGGGATTGCGCCCTGCCCCTTGATTTCCGACTTCGCCACCAAAATGTCTTCGACGAGCACGACATATTGCCAGCACTCTTGGGCCTGTTCGTCCCAGCATCGCCAGAAGCCGCGGATCAGGCACGCTTTATCCTTGGGGTTTTTGTCGATGCTCTCCTGCATATCCTTCGGCAGCTTCACCTTCGGGATCAGCGATTTGAGCTTGCGGTTGGTGGTGTGTTGGACAAAAAACCGATCGTCGATCTTGCCATCCGGGCCAGTGCCGATTTCGAGTTCATGCAGCGGGATCGCCTGACAGCGGTTGCCCTGCCAGGCGATCGGCGCGTCGATCCACATGGCGACGGTCCCGACTGCAATGTCAGGGATGAAGCTGGTCGCGCACTCGGAATAGAAATTGCTCGCGCTGATCGCGTCGAAAATCTGCTCGTCCTGCTGTGCGACCTTATCGCTGATCTGCTGGCGCACGGCGTCAGGCACGCCGAAGCCCGCCTTGCGCTGCGCCCAATGCTCGGCTTCCGGGATGAACGTGTTGACGATCACGGTCGCGAAGTCGGACGCCATTTCGCAGGCGAAGGAAATATTGCTCTCGCCCTGATTGCGCGGCTTGGCGCCGACGGCCTGGCGCGAACTGATGTGGCGGGAGCGATGCGGCGCGGCGAAGAAATAGGCCTCGCGCATGTCGAGTTCCCATTCCGCCTTGTGCCGGCGGCAATCCTCAAGGCGCCAAAGGGCCTCTTCCTCAAGCTTGTCGTCGATGCCCTTGAACTGCTTGTTGCGGGACTGGCTCATTTTCCGCCCCCGAACATCGAGGCGAGCGATGGCATGGCGCCGATCGAGAGGCCGCCGACCGTGGGAGTTCCGCCAACCATCGGCGGGATCGAAAAGCCCTGGCCCTGCGCCTGCGGTGTCCCGAACATTTTCAGGAGGCCAGCATTATCCGCGCCAACATTCTGCTGGATTTGCTGGATTTGGCGAGCGCCCGCGGCCTGCTGCTGAGACTCAATTTGCCAATTGGTTGTCGGTTTCGGCGCTTGCATCGTGGATCACCTTGGCCCCTGCTCGTAAGCAGTCTCGCCAAAGCCCATCCGGCAGCAACGCACCCCCCCGTAACCCAAGCAGATGCCGGGTCGCCGGGACGCACCAAAACCCCAAGCGCAGCCACATTCCAGGCTGCTTTTCTGCGCGGTCCAGCCGCAGGATCGACGCCGTTTCAGTCCACGCGGAAAGCTCGCGCTCGCCAGCCCTGCCCGCCGGGAAGACGAACACGCGCGTCCCCCAAAGCCCGACCTCGTAAAGCACCCACGTCCGCGCGTTCTCTGACCAGCCGAAAGCGTTCACATGCTTAAACCGACCAGGGACAAGCCGATCGAGCCACCTGTTCGCGCAGGAGGGATAGAAGGCCACGAACCATTGTGTGACCTCGCCGGGGGAAAGCTGGACGATCACGAAACGCGCCGCAGCGATTTGGCCTTGGGCGCGACGTTCAGCCGCTTCATTTCCCCGAGCGGCGCGCGCCCGGTTGCCCGGCGCCCTTCGCCAAGCCCGAGGAAGGCATATTGGATGCAATCGGCCACGTCCGAGAACTTATCCTTTACCGGGTCTGGATCACCATTGGCGCCCTTGCGGACGTGATAGCGCCCGCACATCGCGGCCTTGAGTGTCGGGATGCCGGTCGGAGAGAAGTTCGCGCGGGGCAGGCCGTTGTGCATTTCGTTCAGCGCATTCTCGACGGCGGCGAGGCGCGTCTGGATATTGTTGTTCGCAAGCCCCGGCGCCGGCAGGACCGTCACGCCATGCGTCGCGAAAATCTCATAGGCCGTGCGCTCATCGCCCTGCCCGCGGTCCTGCCCCTTCGGGTCGCCATAGATGCGATATTCAAAGCCGGGATATTTTTCCGCCAGGAACCGCTTGAAGATCGGCGCGAATGTCGCCGCTCCCATGCCGTAGCCGCGAACCTCGTACTGGATGAAAATACGGTTGTTGATCTGCTGCATAAACACAGCGCAGGGCCGGCGTCCGAAGTCCATGCCGACGATGACTTCATGCCCTTCGACCGGAAGTAGCGGCGCAGCGGCGATATGCGTGTCCTGATTGAACGAGCCCCAAACCGGCTCGCCGTCGACGACGAACACGATCTGGTTGCGCAAGCGGCTGTCGATCCATGCCTTTTTCTTGCCGCGCGATTTCTCCTCGTAATATCCAGGCTTGAGCCAGCGTTGGTTCTCGCACGCTGGGTTCATCTTGTAGCCGACGACCTGACGCCCATCCGGCGAGCGTACTTCAAGCAGCGCGGGCGGCTGCACGAAATACGACCAGTTCGTCGGTAGTCGCAGGAGGCCCAATTCTTCCTCTGACAGATCATCGGCCGGCGGGGCCTCGCCCGTCATCTGCGGCAACCAATGATCCTCGTTCGGCGCGTTCAAATCCGCGATCACGCCATCCCAATTCGAGCCACCTTCCTTGACGGACGGATAGCGGCCGGTGCGGCTTTCCGCCTCGTCGAAGATCGCCTTATTGGTCCACTCCAATTCGTTGAACCACACGCCGGTCAATTCCAGCGATCGCAATTTGGAAATATCCTCGACGCTATCGAGCGCGAGGAAATAAACGTCGAGTTCGATATCCCCGATCCGCACCTGATGGCACATCGGCCGCGTGCGAACGAGCGTCCCATACTGCGCTTCCGGGAACCAATCTAGCCAAGTCTTGAGAGTAGTATTCGTAAGATCAGGATAAGTATTTCTGACGATAGCCCAGCGTGAGCGTCGCTTTCCGTCGACGGGGCTTTGCCGCTGCTCCATCGCCATCATGTATATTTTCATGCAGGAGGCGGAGCTTGTGCCGCTTCCGATCGGGCCGCGGATGATGCTAACATGCGACCGATCCTTGAGATACTTCCGCAATACCTCGCCGTCAGGCTGGTAAACACGCTTGCCGTCGATCGTCTCTAGCCCCGGCGTCGCTGGCGCTGCTGTCATTCCGGCATCCCCTGGCGCATCGCCATTTCAAACAGGTCTTCGATCGTCTTCCAGTGCAGCCCTTGCCGGCGGGTGCCTTCGAGCAGCATGCGCGTGAACTCGCCTGGCGAGAGCTTTATATCTGCGGGAGGGTCGCGCTCGGGGGCGATGGGCGCGGCGGGGAAGTCGATGGCGTAGGCGGCGCGGATGGAAGCGGCGACAGTTTCAACCGCTTTATTGATGCCGTCCCAGTATAGCCCGTCGAGCGATGGCGCTGCATGGGCGCCCGCCACCTTCGCACAAGCCTCATTCTCGTCACGCCTGCCGCGCTCGTAGGCGGCGGTTTCAGCTTCGCCTAGATCATCAAGTGTGTATTTCCATTCGTCGCTCACTTCTGCTCTCCTGTCGCGGGTCGCGGGGTCACCCCGCCGTTGAGTGGACATTGCTTGGGAATTGAAGTCCGCAGATTCCAGCGCCGAGCCTATGAGCCGCAACACAAAAATCCGTCGCTTCGCTTTCGTCCATCATCTTGTTAATCTGCGCTTCTTTGCGTTTGTCGAAGACCTGTACGACGCGGTCCCCGATTGTGTAGAAGCCAAGTCGGGTGCTCGGGCAGCTATCGAGCACTTCCTGCAAAGCAGCGAGCCATGCTTTTTCTGCTACGCTCAATCTCACTTCTGGTCTCCTGTCGTGGGCGGGGCGGGAAGGCGGTCAAGACGCTCGATTTCGGCAAGTGCCAGAGCGCACGATTTTATGAGGTCGCGGCGGCGATCCGTCGGCTTCCACCAACTCATTGACCACGGCCAATATTTCACAAGGAAAGGCACGCCATCGTGCGTGCGTTCGCCCATTATGCGCGTGCGGGACTTGTCCGACTGCTTTGCCATGATTGCGTAGCACGCCGCAGCAAGGGCAAGATCGCCGTCCGTATGCTCGTCATCATGTTCAGGCGTCCAGCCTTCGGCGCTGATCTGACGTTGGCGCTCGGACAGCACGTCGCGCGCTGCTTGGCTCCACCCCTCCGCTATCGGGGCGCTGGGCGCGGCGTCGATCATTTCTGCCAGAAGCCCGCGCACAATGCTCCACGCTTCGTTGAAGCCGACGATTGAATCGTCGTAGCCTTCCTCCATTTCGCAAAGCTGAGCGTTCAACCGGATTTCAATCCGGCGCTTGAACTCGGCTAGTTCTCCGCCCCCACCCTCGCACAAAGCGGCCAACACGGTTTTAGGTGTCGCAATTGTATGGAATGTCTTGAGCGCGATCCCATCATCATCCGCGCCATTTTGGCTGAGCGAGATTTGGCGTTCAGCGGCAATGCGGACCGCTTCATATTCGACCGATCGCTTCGCCCCGTCCGCGCGCTCCCCGGATTTCGCGGCCATAGCGACCAGTTCCGACAGAGCCTTGCGCTCATCGCTGGCAACATTCGCGAGGCCGGCGCGGTCAACGATTTCCCAAAACCATGTCAGGTCTTCGGGAGCGCGCTCCCCGGCTTTCGCGGCGGCGAGATAGGCCGTGATCGCGGCGCGGGCGGCCCACTTGCACCATTCGCGGATGTTGGCTTCGGCTTCGTTCCTGTCGAACACTGAAAACGGGTAGGTCGGAGTTTCACAGGATGCGTTGCGGATCGCGTCCGCCGCATCTGCGATCCCTGCCTCGGTGAATTGGTCAGTCATGGGGTTGGTCCTTCTTTGAGGTCTGGCGTCTTTTTCACAGACCACGCTTTCATCTTCGCAGCATGATCTCGGCAGAGGCGGACAAGCTCGGGAGACGCCCCGGCAAGCTCGGCGCAATAGGCGTAAATCTTGACGATATGCCATGCAATCTTGTCTTGGCCGCGAAGCAGAAAGACCGGCTCGTCTTCGGGGATAAGCCCAGCAGGGTCTTGAAAACGGTCATAGTCAGAGCGGGCGTGCTTCATTGGGGTTGTCCTTCTTTGAGAGCGGCGCGGGCGGCCTGCAGTTCTGGGTCTGATGCTTCCATCACGTCCACCGGGTCGCATTTTCCGCCGAGCGACGTGATGCGATCCATTCCAGCTTCAATGAGGCGAACATAGGCGCGGTAGAGGCGCTGGAGCGCCACTCGCATCTTCGCTTCACGCGCAAGGGCTTGGTCGCGCTCATCCATCGCCTTTGACGCCTCAGAAATTGCATGAGCAGCAGCACGGGAGCATTCGTCCGCGCGGGCGGTGGCGGCGCTGAGGCTAGCTTCGACAGTGCTAACGTACCCAGCAACAGCTTCGTGTGCGTCTCGGTAGCTGAAATGTGTAGACCACTCAGGAGGGTCGCCCATGACCGCTGCATAGAGCATATTGGCGCATTCTTCTGCGGCGTCACGTTGCTCTATCGTGTTGACGTGCGAGCGTTCTTCGTCCTCCATCTCCGCCCTCAGTCGATCGATCTCGGCATGGAGTGCTGCATCATTTTTTTGCACAGACTGAACAAGCTTTTCGTCCTTAGACGATTGGCTAAAACAAAACTCTAGATTTTCATTCAACCGCATGTTCTCCGCCCTCAGTTCCTCAAGTTGTTTGAGGAGGCGGGGGAGCGCGGCGCCAGCAGCAGCGTCTCGCTCAAACACATACTGGCCGCGCAAATACCCATCATAGGCCCCGGGCTTTCTGGAATTTTCGACTTGCTCGCACAGCCGCATCAGTTCCTTGGCTTCGTCGTCAGCAAGGTGGGTCATTCGCTATCCTCCAAATCAATCGACGGCCCGCGCTCAAACGAATAGCAAGTGCCATCCTCCGGGCGCCATTCGCCATGCGTGATAGATGATGCGCACAGGCATTTCGCCATGATGTTGCCGCGCTGATTGACCCGCGCCTGTAGGTCGGAGAAAAACCGGCAATCCTCGCAATATCGGGCCTGGCGCGGGATAGCGCGATTGATCGCGGATCGATCGAGCATCGTCATTCATCATCCTCCGCATCGAGCGCGTCCATGTCGATCGCCTCGGCAAGCATGGCGGAAAGCCAGTCGGGGCAATCGAGGATTTCCTTAACGACGTGTTTACCCTGCGTCGTCTTGATCGGGCGAACGGAGACAAGCTCGCGCTCGCCACCCTCTTCCGGATAGCAGTCTTCCGGAGGGCCTGAGAGCTTCGCGGGAACGATCGGCGTTTGGGTGAACGTGACTTCGACTTCGAGCTCGACCGATGCATCGCCGTGGCTGAGCGTTACGGTGCAGTAGTCTTCGTATTGGCGGGCGGTCATGGGCGCACCACATCGATCAGCGCCGCGATCGTGTCGTAGGAGCCCACGATAGCCACGACAAGCAGCGCCCATGCGACGACCGCCATGATGACGACAGCGGCAACTCGCGCCCCAACCGGCGCCCGGGTGAAGTCGCCCCTCATTGTTTCACCGCCAGATCATTCGACGCCGCGGCGATCTCGCGCTCAAGCATCGCGTCAGCAAGGTCCGCAGTCTGCTTTCCAGAAGCGAACGCATCGAAATAGGCCTTGGTGATCTTCGCATCGTTCATGCCGGCGGCGCGGAAAATAAGATAGGCGCGGGAGAGCATTTCGGATGCAGCGTGAACCATGCGCTCGACGGCGGCGCCAGGGACCTTGCCCTCAATCAGCCCACCGCGCTCGATAAGCTGGTTTACCAGGGCCTCGCCCATGGCTTCGCCATCCGCCCTTGCATCGCCCGACAGAACGACGCCATCGCCTAAATCAACCATCCCAAAACCCCCGGCACCGCGCCAACACAGCGCCACTCATTTGTAACACACTAATGTGTAGACGCAAGCAAAAAAGAACCCGGCTGCTGGTGAGCGAACCGGGTTAGTTGCAGGAGGAACCCCATGGCAGGGGAACATGATGATGACATAGCGCGCGTGTAACTACAACACATAAGTGTGTTCAGGCGGCCTCGCATCGAAGGCGACGGTGTTCGGCCTTGTGGTGCTTGTCGCAGAGCCAGACCACATCAAGCGGCCGGGAGTAATCAGGGTGATGCGCCTGGGCCTCGGCGGCCCCACACACCGAGCAAGGGCTGCGCGTCATCTCCCCAATCCGCAAAGCATTTTCCACGGCCTTATGTGCCTGGCGCTTGTCGGGGTTCTTGACCGCCCATTGGTACTTCGACCTCTGAATGGCTTCACGATATTGCGAAATCCTGGCTCGCTCGCATAAAGGGCAATAGTGCCGGTATCGACGCTTGCCGTTCTGGATACCACATGACCTGACACTCATTTCCGTGTTGCAATTTCCACAGAGCATAACCGCCTCATCAAAGATCAGAGAGGCGACAGTGTAACACGCGGTAACATTAACTCACACATAAATGTGTGGAGTGTGTAGGAGAAATGCGACGAGCCGGCAAATCAATGAGGCAATGAATTAAAAAAAAATTGGGGAAATGTTTGGATGGATGGGAAATCCTGGGAGCGAAGGAGGAACCCCAGCGCCGCGGCCCAATTTTGCCCCCGGCGCCCCTCCGGCCGACCTGGGGAGCGATGGTCGAGCAGGGGTCACGGTCGCCCGATCTAGCCGCTGATCGACCACGTTCCCGCACCATCGGCGGAACGGAGGCGTGATAAATCAATGGCTTGGGTATGGTTGCGCGTTAAGCGCGGCTTAATATGATGCCACTGCTTGCACTTCTGCACTCACGCGCGCCCACGCTCTTGCAAATATGCCAGCGTCTCTGGCTCTCGCGAGTGGCGAGCATGTCCTTATCCATACTCACCTTCATCCATCCATCTATGGATTGCTCACTTACCTACTCGCTTGCCTCGATGGTTATCGCATCGTCGAGCGTCTTTGGCGGCTCATCCAGCCGGATCACATACCCAGGGCTGACCTGATTGACCGTCTGTTGGTTGATCTGGACATTGACGGTTGAGCCACCTTCGCTCTTGCCCTCGATGGTGGCGATTGCCTTAAGGCGAACCGTCTTCGTTGCGGCTGAGCGATCGCCCTCATCGTCACGAATGGAGACAGCCACGCGGAGATTACGCGGAGCCTCTGACTGGCGAAGCGCGATCACTTCCCGGTTAAGCTCGCTTTGGAACAGCTTTGTGCCGGAGACTTCCCTTGCTCGACGAAGGCGAACGCCGACCAGGCGAGCGGCTTGAGCGAGCGTCAGCGGAAAGCCTGCTTCGATTGGCACGCCTTCAATCTGGCTTGGCCGATCCATGCCATGAACCATCAGGGAGACGATCTCCCGGAAGTCATCGTTCAATTCTTTGAGCTGGTCCGCTGGAACGCGGGCCCCGCGTTTGCCGGGTATGATGAGGCTCGCTTCGCCGCTTCCGGCTGTCGCGTCTTCACTCTCGCGAGAGGCTTCGCCCGTCATCTTGATCGCCCTCTTTCGGTCGCTAGTCGCTCCCTACAGAGAATGAACGCACGCGGCCGTGTATGGGGCGACGCGGAGAAGTTGCCACTTGTTGTGCCTCGATGCGACGCACCGGGTCTTACATCATCGAGGCGGTTCTTTTTCCGTTGCTTTATCAATGGTTTGCTTTCGGCTCGGCAAATCAGCCTTGGCCGGTGCTTTGCGCGAGCGGGACTTGACAAGACAAGGTGGGGTTAACTGCGATTAACACCAGGCCCCACGAATGGACGAAGACAGAGACGCTGTTTTGCGCCTTCTCCGCGAGGGGAAATGCACCATGGCGGAAGCCGCCGACCTGATCGGCGTTAGCCGTGTCGCTATCCTCAAATGGACACGAGCGGCCGGCATCGACACACGAGCAGCCCGGCAAAAGGAATTGCTCAAGCTGATCGACCGATCACGCTACGCCGTCGCAGCGCACTTGACGCGCGCCGACCGCCTCAAGCTCCGCTATGGCGACAGGCCGACACAGAAACAGCGCCAAGCCTATCGCTCCAGCTAACACATTCCCCGCTAATCCACACCATAACCCATTGTTTTAACTCACACATATTTTCTCACATTAACGTGTTGACTTCCTACGCGACTTAACACATATTTGTGTTGCTGACGCATCTAGCGCCATCGCTTCCAGGCCTTGCCAGAGGCCACAAACGAGGAAACACATCATGTCTTTACGCGATTACAAGCCCACAGCGGCCGAGCGGCGCGCGATCAGCGACGCGCTCAACCTCATCGAGGATATCTCCAACAAGGGGTGCGGCCGTTGGTTCCAGGCTCAGCAGCATATCAAGATCGAGCAGAAGGGCGGCGGCATTCAGTCCGAGCGCATCCCGCTCATTTGCGCTCAGGGCCTGTTCTGCAAATGGTTCCTCTATGGCGCCGAGCACCCCAACATGCTCTTGCGCGATACATGGAACTTCCGCCCCGGCGCCATCTTCGCCCAGGGCATGGCCGCCGACTGGATCACCCACGAAACGGGCCGCGAGCTTTGGAAGCTGGCCGCGCTGAACACCTTGCGCGCCGCCGCCGCCGCTCATGACGCCGCGTTTGCGCGCGCTCTCGAGGAGGCTTGAGCCATGGAAATCAAATCCTATCGCGACACACCCAAGCGCGGCGAGACGGACGCGAAGTGGTGCGCCTTTCGCTCTGAAAATGGCCATGTGATCGAAAGCACGGTCGGCCATGAAACCGAGGAAGAAGCACGCGCAGCCGTTACCCCTCCGCGCCCATCAGCCATGACCACGAAACACACGCGAGGACCCTGGGCTATCGCCGCGCAACGGTTCATTATGGCAGACCCAATGCGAGACGGCCGCCAAATCGCGGCTATTGATCCGTTTGAATTTGGCGCCGAGGCCCGCGAAGCAAATGCCCGCCTGATCGCGGCCGCGCCGGACTTGCTCGCTGCACTCCGCAGCGTGCTCGATCTTCACATCGCGCACCACAATAACCCGGCCCATGCGGCGGCCCGCGCCGCGATCCGCAAAGCGACGGAGGCCTAATCCCATGACCGGCCTAACCCTCCCCGAGCTCATCCACGCGGCGCGCATCCTCGTCGCCTATCTCCCCGCCATCATTGCCGGGATCACCGCAACCGCCCTCTTCGGCTCGCTCATTGCGGCCGAAGTGATTTTCCTCTTTTTCGCGTGAGATATCGCTATGACACTTTCCTGGAAAACCACCGATGACGGCGCTTTCATCTGCGGCGACCTCGATACGCGCACCACGTCCTATTCATACCCGACCAGCCATAACGCAAAAGTGGCCGCACGCGCCAAAAGCGCCGAAGTTTTCGAGCTTCTGGCAAGGTCGATATTGATGGCCGAAATGAGCCAGCGCAGCGGTGCGGAGCATGAGGCCGAATACGATGCGCGCAACTGGCGCCTGCTCAATTCCGTGATGGAGGGTTAAGCTATGACTTTTCCGACCATATGGAGCATCGGAACGCACCGAGGGCAAGCAGCCGTTGAGACTGTCACCGTTAACGGTGTGGCTGGGCTAAATGCCGCGATCCGCCGCTATTGCGCCAAGCACCGCCTTGAACGCTCGCACATTTGGGCAGAGTGCATCAAAACCATAGAGGCCTGACCATGCCGAAAATCCACAACCAGGCCATAGCCGCCACCATCGCCGCAATGGATCGAGAGGCCGACGCCTTTCTAGGCCTGATCGGCACTTACAAAAACGCCGCCCTGAACATCAAAGGCGAGATTACCCAGCACGGCCGAGGCTATCAGGTCGCGCTCACTTGCATGAATGGCGCCCCGCTCATCATCCCGCGCGAGCCGCAGCGGTTCCCCTCGCTGCAGGCCGCTTGCCGGTTCGCCAAGGAAGCCGTGCAGCCAGAGCCCGACGCCTACCGCACCATCTGGAAGAAGCCCAGCGAGAAGCTGACATTATAGCCATCCCCTATCCGAATAGATGGCGCCAGACAATCGACACCAGATTGAGCGCGCCCCACGCCAACCCTATCGCCGCGCATGTCGCGGCGATCAGCATTATGAACGCCCCGAGCCCGAGCGCGAGCCCATGA